CCCGGCCAGGTCGCCGCCTGCTGGCCCGCTCGGTGCTCCCCCCCCGCCAGTGATGGCCACGCTGCTGACGGTGGTGAGGCGCCCTTTGGCATCCACGACAATCTGCGACACATGCGTGGCGTCGCCATAGGTGCCCGCAGATACGCCTGTGGTAGTCAGGGTGGGATTGGGGAACGTGCCGGACAGGTCGCCGCCAGCCGCTGTGCCTGTGAGCGTGCCGGGCGGACCTTGGATGTTGCCGATTTTCGTCCACACGGTCATGGCTAATCACTCGGGCTGGTGGTTGCGTCGGTGAGTGGCAGTCCGGGAACTCCAAACACGCCGCCCGCGCCTTGGTTGGTGGCAAACGATGCTGCATTGCCGGAAAACAGCATGCTGGGCGCACCTAATGCGGCGGTGGCCACGGCCGGATCGACAGGCTTGCCGCCGGCATCGATGAACAGGCGCCGGGTTGCCGTGGGAATCAATCCGCTGCCATCCAGCAGCGAGACGCCACACATGATCCGCACATCCGCGAGATCGCCGACATAGGCACCGCGAGATACGCTAAAACCGACCCCGTTGACCCCGTTGATAAAAGCTGTTCCGAAGGCTTCCTTTGCTGCGCCGCCATCAAGAACATCATTGATGTAGAGCGTGGCTATCATAGCGGCGGCGACATGGCCCGCGTCCATGGAAACCAGAAAATGGTGCCAGACTGTTTTGTTATATGCACTGCTTGTAAGGTCTAAATAATTGTCGCCGGAATGGTCAGAAATGTAAAACTCACTGGACCCGCTCGGACCACCGGATGATTTGATTCCGACGAAAGGTGCACCGACACTCGGATTGCCTTCGATCACCGTCATCTGGGCTATGGACTCCGTTTTCTGCCAGAAGGACGCGGAGAAAAAAGCGTTGTCGGTCGCTGTCAGGCTCAAGGTTTCCAGCCATATGCTGGATTCAAAATGCACCGCCGGGGCGTGATACGGCACCGGAGGCGCTACTCCGCCGACTTGCCACACGTCGCCATTGCTCAGATCGAAGTATGTCGTGCCGTCCGGTGCGTCCTCGGTAGGCGGGCCATGGCCGGTCAGGATCATGACAGCGGGCGGTCCTGGCGGGCCTGGTTGTCCGTGCGTGGCCGTCACACCCGCGATGGCGGCGTTGAGATCGGCCGCCACCAGCACGTCGTCTTCGTTCCACGGATAGGGCATCAGGCGCCGGCCTCGTAGATGTCGCCGTTGGTCACGTCGAGGTAGATCGACCCCTCGGGCGCGTCCTCGGTCGGTGGCCCGCTGCCCGCGAGAAAGGATGGCCCGACCGGGCCGGGTGGCCCTTGGATGCCGGTGGATGCGGCGGCAATGGCGGCGTTGAGGTCGGCCGATTCAAGCGTCTCGCCGCTATGCCATGGATACGGCATGGCGTTACCCCAGCACCGGCAGGCCGCTGTCGAGCACGATGACCGACTGGTGCGGCCCAACAGCCCCGGATATGCCACCCTGGCCCGGCATGGCCGTCATCAGCGAGCCCGGCATCTGCATGTTCCGCACGTGCGCGTTGGCGGCTTTGATGGTGGCCTTGATGCCCATGAGTGCCCCGACATGCGCCCGGTTGGCGGGCAGCCCGTAGTTGATCTGAAGGCTGATCGCCAGCTCGTAGCGCAGCGCGCGGACGTATTCCGCGGGCAGGGCGAGCGGATCGATGAGTGTCGTGTAGTTGGGCAGCCCGGCGCGGTAGAAGACGTGCAGATCGTATTGATCGGCGGGCGGGACCGGCCAGAACCACAGCGAGCCTGCCGGGTAGTCGGGCGCATACCAGACCGCCGCCGGGAAGCTGCTCAGGCTCTTGAGGCTGATGTCGTTGTAGTCTTCCTGGCTGTCGATGATGCCGAGCGGGAAGTCGAGCGGGCCGCTGCCGGCGGGGCTGGTCATGACTTGCTCGGACGGCAGCCGGGCGAAGGCGCTATCGATCCGCGGCGGGCGATCGGGGATGGCGTAGGAGAGCGCCCCGGTGCTCGGGATGATCACCTCGGTATTGCGCCAGGCGAGGAAGCGTTCGCGTTTCCATGTCTCGATGATTTCGATCATCAAGTCGAGCGCGTCGTTGGCGTCCTCGGCCATGGGCGTTTGCCCGACGCCGGTCACGCCCGCGGTGCGCAGCGTCGCCGCGATCAGATCGCCAGTCGTCTGGATTGCCATGTGAACCGCCTGGCTGTGTTAGGAAATATCCCCGATTTGCCGGAAATGCGCTCGGGGATCACACGCTGGTTGCACCTGGGAGGGAGGGCCAGGGTTCCGGCAGGAGTATCGCCCTACAGCGGCTCAGCCTGGGAGCGACGGATGCTCTCGTCGGCCTGGACCGAGTTACGCACTACCGGCAGGCCGAGGTTGTTCAACGTCTCCAGCTTGGCGAGCTGGTTCTTGATCCGCACGATCTCGGCCTCGGTATGGGTGCGCGCCGCGTCGGCGAGTTCCGGACTGTCGAACCAGTCGGTCTTCGGATAGAGGGCGCTCTCCTGCCCTGGTTCGGTGACCTCGATGCCGCCGTGCACCGGGTGGTATTTCATCTTCGGATAGCCGGACGGATGAACGCCCTCGGCGCCCTCGCGCATGAACGCCTTAGCCTCCGCGCGCGGCGGCTGTTCGGTCACGGCGTAGGGTTCGGCCGGGTTGGCGAGGCGGGTGCCCTTGGTGGCCTGTGTGTCGGCGTGGGCGCGTTCGGCGCGGGCCTTCTCCGCTGCCGTGTGGTTCTTGTCGTGTTCGCTGGGGCTCATTGATCGGTCCTTTCCATGCGGGTGCGCTGGACGGGCTCGATCACCTCGGCGATGGCGCCCGCTGCCCTGCGGATTTTCATGAGTTCGTCCTCGGCGTGCTGATCGGGCGCGGGTTTAGTCGCGCCGGTCTCGCCGCTCTTGGGTGCTTCAGCCATGGTCGTTGCTCCTTTGATTGATCACATAATATCCGGCACGCGCACGGCCCACTCGGGGCGAACCCACTTGTAGCCATAGAGAACGTCCAGCCGGGTGATCATCTGGTCGTTGATGCCATCGTAGAACGTAATGAGCCGGATGCTCACCCCGTTGTAGCTCTCGCGGTATGCCTCGACGACACCGCGGGTTGGCATTTCCATGGGCACGATGGCGAGGCTTACCGCTAACGGATGGAAGATGAAGTTGTTGCGGTAGGTCTCGCCGGTATTCGTCAGGCAGACGATGGCGACGCCGGCGCCGGGGCTGTTGCTGACGGTCTGGCCTGGCGCGGGAGAGGGGCCTGCGAGCGGCGGCACCAGGGCGGGGTAGATCGGGATCGAAGTGGCGCCGGTGCCGACGTCGGCGGTAACCACGAATTGGGCGAGCTGGCCGGTGGACACCTTGGTTACCCGGTTGACGGCGTAGACACCGACGATGGTGATGATGTCGCCCTTCTTGAGCCCGGACGCCGCCATCGCCGAGGTGGTGAGCGTCGAGCCGGACTGGCCGGCGCCCACGATGGTCGGCAGCGCGCCGTAGGAGCCTGTCGTATGCGACAGCACGGTTGGGTCCTGCGCCCAGTCCATGCCCAAGACATCTTTCTTGATCATGGCGGTTTCGTATTGGTCGCCAATCTTGGACTGCTGGTTGAACAGCCCGGAGAAGCTGTTCACGGTGCGCGCCATGGTGATCGGATCGAGGATGGCGCGGCGCTGGCCGCGTGGGGTGCTGATCTTGTCCAGCAATGCCCCAGCCGTCGCCCAGGTGTTGAGCGTCGGCGAGATGGTGTTGTTGCTACCGTCCACGTTATGCACGAGGTTCGGGATGGCCTCGGCGCCGCGCATGATATCGACGGCGATGCCGCCGACCAGGGTGTTCACGGCGGGCTGGATGACGCGCACGTCGTAGTCCTGCATCGACATCGTGCGCTCGACCATCGAGAACGCGATATCGACGCCGACCTGGGTGGCGACGGTGAACGGCGTTGTCGTCTCGGTGGTGCTCTGGGCTACCGCTGTAGGCCCGCTGCGGAGCACGTAGTCGTTCGGCAGGCGGATCTGGATGGTTGATCCAGGCTTTTGCCCGGCTACTGACGGGCTGCCGAACTCATCCTGCCATTGGCGATCGACCATCTGGAGGAAGGCGTTGGAGTTTCTGAATAGTTCGATGGCACGCCGGACCACGAGGGTTGGCGTGATGATAGTATTGGCCATACTGGTGGCTCATTTCCTGTCCTTTCGGTTTTGCTGGCAGGCCGTCACCCGAGGGATCTTCGGCGCGCAGGAAGGAAGGCCGCTTCCAGTCGGGCCTGGGGTTGAACCGCCCCAGAGCCGAGGAGCACGAATGCCCCTCGGCCGCATAGAGTTACCGCTCCAAGTCGGGCACGCACGGCACGGCGAGATCCGCTATCGCGGACGCATGGAGTAGCCGCTCCAAGTCGGTCGGCACGTCGCAGGCACTGCTAGTCAGCGGCGCCAGGCTTGCTTCTGGGACCAGCGCATATAGG